CGATAAAAGCTATTGTTGAGAATATCCACAATCTGACGCGCAACGCCTTCTTTGTCAAGCGCACCTGTGACATTAATATTTAGATTTGTGACATTGCCGCCGCCGCCAAGCTTGTTATTCGGCACGATTACGCCGTCAGTCTTTGGCACGAACATCTCAGCCCCACGCTCACCTACGACATACGATGTACCAGCTTTGACTGATCCACCTTCAGCTCGACCGCCACCAAAAGCCGATGAAATCAGATTGCTAATGCCTTTCACGACAGGATTGCCCGTGACTAAATTGATTAAAGATTTAACACCACTGACGACATCGCCAATTGCATCGGCGACTGACGCAAATCCTTTGACCAGCCCCGCGATGATTGATCCTAAAGCTGAGAATGCCGTGCCTAATCCCTTGCCGACAATTGGCAAGACATCTGAGACAAGGAATTTCACAAAAGCTTTGAAGCCATCAATCAATGGCTTGAGTGATTCATAATTCTGATCAATTGCAGTTTTGACTTTGTTGAAAGCTGAGAATATGCCTTGAATGACCGGTGTGACGGTCTTGATGATTGCGGGTATGACCACATTGACCAGAAATTGATACCATCTCTGCAATGCTGGCAATGCTTCCTCGCGAATAAAAATAAATAAGTCTGTGAAGACAGGCGACAATTGATTGCCGATTTTGTCTGCGAAATCCTGGATTGCGGGTATGCCTTTATCAACGAAATTGGTAATTAATGGCGTGATGGCATCAAGTACAAATGATCCGACAGTCTCTTTGGCTTCATCGAATGCAATCCCTAATCGTTCCATCTTGCCTGAGAATGTTTCAGCTTGCTCTGTGGCTTGACCGCCAAAAGTTGTTGCAAGTTGTTTTGTGACTTCATCAAAAGTCATTGATTTCAATTCGGCGGCTGAAAGTCCTATGCCCAAGCGACCGAGCGCCGCAGTATTACCATCAAAGCCGCGAGCCAAAGCCGCGCTGACCGATTCAAGAGATTTACCGCTTCCCGCCGCAATATCTAAAGCGAGCGCCTGAAGTCTTTGAGCTTGTTCAACATCTTTGGTACTGCGTACCAGGCGATCAAAGCTTGGACGCAATTGATCATCAGTGACACCGACTGCCACAGCCGTCTTTGATATGTATTTCTCGACATTGGCGACAACTTGATCGCTTGCGCCTGCAACATTGCGAAGGCTAGTCGCTAAAGCGGTCTGTGCCTTTTCGTCCTCAATTGCCGCCTTGACACCATCGACCAAAAGCTTGCCAGCGTATGCCGCCGCCGCCGCCGTTGCCGCCGCGAATGCCAATCCCGCCTTTTTGCCAAAGTCTGCGACCTTACTGCCAAAGCCTTCGACCTCATTTGAACCAGCCGAAAGCTTCTTGCGTAGATCATCGACATCGGCAAGTATCGACAGCTTGAGTGTGCGTGATCCTGCCATCAGTCGAACCTCTTAACAATCTCCGAGAATGATTGCTCCCATTGTTTCACAAGCTCGCCCTGATTAGCGCGAAGCGTGGGATATATGAAATAACCTTGTGGGCTCCAGGACGGGAATTGATTGAATCTTTTTGATCCGAATTCCATACCAGCCCAAAGTTGTTGAGTCGTTGCACCGCCTGAGAATTTTTGACTCGCAAAGCCAATTGATAACTCTCCGACTTTTGATGACTTGACGACTTTTGATCCTTTGGCAATATTGACTGCCACCGCAGTGGCTTTTGTCCTGCCGTATGCGGCGGTGATAATTTTGTCACGCAAGAAATCAGCCAAAGCATTGGATTTCTTTTTGGCTTCAGCTAAAGCTTGTTCGTCCATTGCTTTGAACGCACGCTTGATTGCAGTCAGCTCTTTTCTGTCATAGCTGATTGCCTCTTGTGCCATTGCGCTTCTCCAATACTTCAATCGCCGTCATAATGTCTTCAGCCGATGTCCATTCAGACATCGGAATTCCTGTGGCGATCGCCAGCTCGACAATTAGCCGCCCGACTGATCCGCCGCCGTGACTTTTGGGTTTAGTGGGCTCGCATCTATGTCTGCCACAGTCTCGATCCAGGTATCGAACGGAAGTGATGGCTTGCCTGCCGCCTCACGCTTAATTGCGTGATACGCCAAAAAAGCAAGATCAGTCATTCCGAGAAGGTTGTCTCCTTTGATGTCTGTGATCCTGCGACCTGTCTTTGTCTCCCATTTGACCCATTCAGGCGGCAGTACCGTTACCGATACCGACTCGCCTGAATTAAAAGTCACTTCAAGTCCTAACTTCATGCTCCTGATGTCCTATCTCTTAGCTGAATGTCTCGGTGGGTGTGCCGACAACGGTGAATGAGAAGCTGACGGTCTGTGCATCGGGTGAAGTACCGCCTACGCTTGGGAATGCTGGCATTACATTAAAAGCAAAGACAGCGCCCGATACCGCAGTCAGTGAGACTGCCAAAGTTGTGTTAGGTGCGCTCTCGGTTGCATTCCATAAAGCTTCGCAAAGCGAATCAGCCGCGCCCCAATCGGCGAGCATCTCCATTTCAAAGCTCCATTGATCATCAATGTGCTTATAGGCTTTTTGGTACAAAGTCTGATAAGTCTCGATGGTCGGATCGTTACTGAGCGTTGCCGATAAAGCTTGCTCATCGTAATTTTTGGTCGCGATCGTCAAGACTAGATCGCGCCCCGTGATGACGGTCGTTGCCATGATTACTCCTTAATTGGTCTGAGTGAAGTATGTCGAAATATTGATGTCGGCCGTAAGGTACTGAGCCGCACCAATTTGTGTCACCAATGGACGCTCCACAACGCCCACGATGTATCCAGCAGGCAAAGCCGCTAGAATGCTAATGATTAGCTTCTCGATATTATCGAGAGAAGCTGGATTGCTGTTATACGACACGATTGCCGTTGCAACCATATTTACTTTTATTTTGACATTGCCTTTTGATAGCAATTGTGGCTCAAAATAAGGTGATCCAGGAACTAAGACGATTGCAGGCGATATGATTGACTCGGGCACGCTGTTATATGTCGATGCGGCAAGGCTCGAGAATGCTGTCTTGAGTGCATCGCGAATCGTGACTTGAATTGAATTGGCAGGCATTATTGAACCATAGTCTCGACATCAAGATACGGTGCGAGCAAAGCTTGGACTCTCGAAAGCAATGATCGCCCAAGACGGAATGGCGTAGGTGCAAAATCTACGCCTTCGAGCTGACCGCCGATCGAGAGTCGGGATTGAAATATCTCTGTGCTGACGACATAGACCGCAGATTCGACTGCGGGAGTGCTGGCGTACAAAGTCGCCGCGTCATAGCCTGATAAGTATGCAGTGCCTTGTGGTATCGATGGCTGAAGCTCGATGTCTGCATTTGTAACCGCGCATGAGAATACTTGACCATTAAAGTCGATTGAATATCCCGCAGGTAAGAATGGGAATGGATAGCCATATTGCGGCGTATATTCTGAAATAAATCGATAATCATTTGTCACGGTCTTTGTGCCGTTAAATATTGATGGAAGTCCTGAGATCACAATGCTTTGACCGGTCGTGAATCCGTGCGGGCGTACTGTGTAATAAAAAGCCACATTATCTTTCAATTGAACCCACGCGACTTTAGAACTATTTTGTACCAGCATCGGAAGGATTATGTTCTCCGCGCTGTCAATAATTTGATTCAAATATGTGTCATCGTAAAGAGCAGAGCTAACACCAAGCACATTCCGCAATTGAGTTGCAGTGATTATTGCTGGCATTAGCTCTGATCCTTTCGATTCGGCTGGACTGACTCAGGAGCGAATCAGTCCATGACTAGGGTGGCGATTACTGCTTGTTATTCTTGAAAGCGCCAGCCGCAATCTTCGTGACGATGGAACCATATCCATACATCATGATTGAGACTTGACCTGTTGAGATCAAGTTACTGCGAAGCTGGAATGATGGGCTTTCGAACCACTGATATGCATCGCGATCGACAATCAGAATTGTGCCATCTCCATCGCCGCCGTTGTTGTAATCCACATAGAGATCAAGACCTGCGACATTGCCGCGAAGTGATGAAGGTGTTACAACACCGCCTGCATTTTGTGGCTGTGATGCGTTGTAAATCGGACGACCGTTATCGTTCAAGGTCATGATATTCGACCATTGACCGCTTGATACGATCATGCTTGACGCAAATTTCTGAGTATTGCCATAAACGCTTGCCGCACCGCGCGCAACAATTCCTAAAAGCTCTGAAGCTGTTGGATATGTTGTGGTGGTTGTGCTGTCAAGTGTTGCACCTGCAATGAGCGCGTTATTTACTGCCGCATTTGTAGCCTTTGCATACGCTCCTGCGAGAGTGCGCATCAATTCCTCAAAAAACGCAGGACTTGTGCGGTCTAGCAATTCCACAGAGAAAGTCTGTTGTCCTGCATACTTTTTGACAGTTGCAGTTACAAAAGCCGCATTCTGATCGGTTTCGCTTGGTGCATTGCCTTCGGCAGTGTCAGCGACAGTTGGTACAACGGTGATCTTAGGCAATTCGAAGGACATGCCAGCATCAGGCAATACACCCGAGCTGATGGCTTCAATGCTCGGTCTAAAAGTATTTGTTAGACCATTAATAACAGTTGTCAATTGGCGTGTTGGTACAAGACCAGCATTGTCAGTTGTATCTGCGGCGGCGGCGACATAAAGACGAGCATCTTCATCACCTAGCGCGGCGCGTACAGTGTTCTCGAGATACTTGATCGGGCTTGGATCAAGGCGTGGCTTTGCATAGAAAGCTGGACGCGATGACGCTTCGATCTTGAGTGAAGCTTCCACCGTCTCTTGAGCGGCAGGAGCGTCTTGAACGGTAGTGTCTTCCACTTGTTCTCCTTCGGTCGGGTTTGTTGGTACATCTGAAGCATCTTCAGCTTCAGAATCTTCTTTGTCCTCACTTGCGGCTACATCTGCAACTCGGGCAGATCGCACTGCGGGCTCTGTCACCAGGCTGACCTCAATTAATTCGCTGGCAATAATGATCATTGCGCCGTCTTCAGTCTCATAATCATCGACTGCAACGCCGACTGAGAATCCATCACGCAGACCTGCCATTGCTTCCTCAAGTGCGTCATTGCCTGATGTTGTATTGGCAATCTTAAAAGTTGCATTGATCCCGACCAATTTATCTTTCTCATACACTTCGTCCATTGACAAAGTACGACCAATTGGGCGTGTCATATCGTGTTCGAGATTTAGCTTCACAGGTGTCATTGGCACTGATCCAGCACGGAAGATTGTGCGTCCTGCGCTCGTTAATGCGACTTCATCGAATGTCACAATGCGTCCTGAGATTGTGCGCGCATTTGAATCTGCGGCAGTAATCTTTAACGGTACTTGTATCTTCATCGGATCATGTCTTCCTCTCTGCGAATTTCATCGGGTGTAATTGCGCCGATGCCTGACAAAATTTGATAAACCTGCGCACGCTCCAATGGATTGCCACGCAAGAATTCGCCAAAATTAAAGCGTGCGTATTGTCCTGAGGGCAGAAAGTCACTTTGGCTCAAGCGTTGTTCAATGACTGTCATCACGGGCTTGAGAGAGTAATCAATTAGATCGCGTCTCTGATTAATCGCATTGGAATATGTGTTTGATTGCGGATCAGAGGACGCGAACCAGGCTGGAATGCCGATTGCGCGGCATAATTCCAAAGCTATGTATTGGCGGGCTTCATTGAGCTGTATTTCGGAAGGGTTAAAGCCTAATTTCTCAAGTACGACATCAGCGTTTAAGAATGCAGTCGCACGCTCTTTGCGAGCTTTAGACCAGGAATCCAAAAGTGTGCGAATGCGATCTCCTGGCATTGCAGTGCCATTTGTCTTCATCACAGTCAATGGCGCTGGCTCTTTAGCGTAATTC